TCAAATTTTAATTCCTCATATCGTTGGTTGAAAAAAGAAGCTGAAGCAGAGTTTTCAGTTAACAGTAAGTGAGCTGCTAATCCGTATGGTAAAATAGTTCTAGCTGTAATGTCATCTACAGTAAGTAATTGATTTAAATCTTCACTAGAATTACCAATATTTGAAAAAGTTAATAACTCTGGAATTGGATGATATATAATCCTAATGCTTCCATTAAAAAAGTAGTCCATGTAAAGGTTGTTGCGACCTTCCCATTTATAGTTTGCATCTTTGGCATACTGTCCGTAAGTGTTATTAGCTAAATCAACATACTCTGATACAATTTGGTCTACGCTTTTAAAGTCTGAAGGCATTGTCTTTTTAATCCATGGTCTATAATCAGGAACATCCGCAGAAGTTGCAAATGGCACATTGAATAAAGCACGATTAACATTTCGATAGTAGTTAGTTCCACTAAAACGTATTCTCGACCTTGTAGCACCAGATGTAGGCGTAACTACCCCTTTATATGGGGTAAATCCAAAAGAAGTTGTTGTGTTAACAGTTTCTAATGTATTCCAAACACCAGTATAGTCTTCGATGTATACTATACCAACATTATCGGCTTCAAAGTAATAAGCCTTTGTAGGTGAATCTCCTTCGAATGAAACATCTGTTCCAGTGAATTGTTCTACAGTAAAACCAGAATTGTATCCAAGTTTATTATCAACAGGTTTATTGGAAATTTCATATTCCGAATAAACATCGCCTTGTTTAAGAAGCTCTGCTTGTAATAGATTTAATAAGTTGTAAGTTTTTACACGATAAGAAACAACATCGGAATCTGTGAGAGTTCCTGCATCCGTTCTTTCGTCTATTAAATCCATTGTGATATTAAATACCTGATTTACTGTAGTTGACATTTAATCACCCTAGTATCAAAGTTAAAATTCTATCTGCCGCTTGATTTACTGGTGTAGCCGAAGTTCCGCTTCGAATTTTAATGTATCTTCCAGCATCGTAGTTTGCCGAATTGATAGATATAATTCTACTTGCAACTGCAGCTGTTGATGATAATTCAGCAGTTGTGCTATAGGCATTATAGAAATTAATTCCGTCTACTGAAAATTGGTAAGTTATATTAGCTGTTGTCCATTCTTCAGACATAATAATTGATATTAAATCAGAAGAACCTAAGTAAACTGCATTAGATAATGAAGTACCATTTGCAATGGTAGCTGTAGTTGTTGTGAAATCATTTTTGACAGCCCTAGTCGTTTGAATATAAGTAGGCATTAATGTTCCTCCCTATTTAAATAAAGGGGGCAATTAAGCCCCCTCTTTTATTTACGGCAATTCAATCCAAGCTGCACCGACAGTTTGTACGCCAACAGTAATATCAATTGCTTGAGCTCCTGCGGATACATCTCCTACATTTGCACCTTCAAAAACTACTGCATAAAGTTGATTTGCACCTAAAGTTCCAAGGTCTACTGATTTACTTGCCCAAAAATTACCAGCTGCTATACTAACTGTTGCACCTGTTGTTACTGCACAAATTAACAAAACTGCTCTAGTATATACACTTGACGAAGATGGTGTTAATGTGTGGTCACCAGCTGCTAAAGTTGTGAACGAAGTGTTAGTTCCTAATGCTAAACCTGCAACTGTATTAAATGTTTTAAGTGTGTTATAAGTTGATATTGTATTAACGGATACTGCTGCCATTTTATATTTCCTCCTTGATTATATATTAAATTGTTGTTTCAGCTGAATATGTGAATGTTGCTGTGTGAAGAAGGTTAGGCTGAATTACTTTTGCACCATAAACGTGTAATCCACGAACTCCTGTATCAAATGTGCTTTCTAAACGAATTGCTTCAGTTTCCATGATTTGCGAAGCGAATGCAATTGAATTGTAAGAACCAGCTAATACTTTCGAAACAGGTGTTGCTAAAGTACCAGTATTTGCTACTTGATTAGTTACATAGATATCAAATCCAAGAGAATCAGTCCAAGCCATTCCGCCTGTACCATTTGTACCATTATTAACTTGGAATTTAACACCAGCAAGTTCTAATTTCAAACGAATCCAAGGAGGAATAACCATCCACATATCTGAATCAGATACGTTGTTTTGTGCAAGAGATTGTTGTACTTCTCCAACTTTGGAAAAGATATTAGCAGAAGTAATTGTTCCGCTAGAAGTTAATCCTGCTTGTCCATACAATCCAAGAATGTAACTATCTGCAGTTTGTTGTAGTTTATAAGCAGCTCGGTCAGCCTGGCTACCTTTAACATCGACATTAGCTTGTGCCTTTTCAATATCTCCAACTTTAAATGCGAAATAATCTTGTTGACTGATTTGTAATACAACAGAAGCATCTTGAAGTGCTTCGTAAGAAATACTTGCACCTGAATACGAACTGATTGTTGGGTCTGCAAGTCCGTTAAAAATTACAGTATCTCCGAATTTTTTGATTTCGCCCTCTGCGTCTAAAGTACAGATGCGTTTACCTACTAGATTGTCTTCTAATGTACGAAGGATTTTTGTAGACCATATTTGTGGAATAAAATTTGAAATTGACATTTATAATTTCTCCTCTACCATTTTTTCATGGATTCATTTATTGACTTCCAATTTTTGTTTACTTCTTTAGTGTTCATTTTAGAAACTTGTTCTTTAGTAAAGAAAGGTGCAGATTCTCCATTAGATTTAATAGCACCAATCGAAGCAGATGCATTTTCTTGATTACGTTGAGAAATAGTTTCTAATTTATTGGTTTTGCCTAATTGTTCTTTTAAAATCTTATTTTCGTGTTTCATGTAAGCATCAATTAAAGACTTACCATTTTCTACTTCTTGCCAAACTGAAGCGGGTATTTCTTCTGCTTTTACGTCTGGATAAGTTTCTAAAAAATATTGGAAATCTTGTTCTTGAGATTTTTCACGTTCAACACGTTGTTGCTCAGTTTCGTATTTTTCACGAAACTTTTTGTTTTCAATTAATTCTTGAACAATTTCTTCAGGTACATCATAGCTCTGATATTGCTGAAGAAGTTCTTGTTCTCGCAATGCTTCTCTATATTCCGTTTCAGTTGTAATGGAACGACCTTCCCATTCATATCCTTGTTCAGCAATATACGCATCACGTGCTTCTTGTCTTGCTCTTTCTACAGCTTTCTCGTAATTCATGCCCTTTTGAGCTAACTCACGAGCTTTTTCCTTATCTAAACGTAAGGATTCTTTATTATATTTAATTTCAAGATAATCTTCTTGAGATATATTTTCCGAACCCTCGTTTTCAATATTTGTTCCTATTTCATTTTCGATGATTTGGTTGTCATCTAACATCGTTTCCATGATAATCTCCTTTGCTATGGTGAGCAAAATTTGGTCTTAGCTTTAAATTTCAATAACTAGCTAAGGAAGTTTAACTCTGTATTTTAACGTGGTGTCTCCCACAGTAATACAATGTATTACATTTTTTTACCTTTTGCATACGATTTGCCAATTGTTCTTGAAGCTGTTTTCTTTACAGATGCTTTTGTTGGCTTTTTACCCATCATCACAGCCATCATCATTCCTACTTTGTTTTTCATATCTTTCACTGCATTTCACCACCTTGCATCATCATATTCATTAACTGTGCTTCTTGTTCTTCAGGAGATAACTGTTGAATTTGTTGTTGTTGTTCTGGAGGAAGTGTTTCTAAGAATCTAGCCAACTGTTCATATATAAACTGTTTTCTAGTATCTTCACCTTTAATTTCTTCAAGCAATGATTGTTTTTGTGCAATTAATCCTGTTGGTATTCTCTCTAGGTATTGTTTGAATGTAATTGCTTCTTGTTGCAACAATCTATCTAAAGTTTCAATCGAAGCAAGTTCAGACCAGTAAGAAGAAGCACCAACTTCAATCTTTAAACGGAACTTCATGTTCTTAATATCATCAAAATTAAATTCAACGATTTGTCTTTGACCTAATATTTCAGCATCAATCTTCCGAGTTCCGTAATAGTTAGTGATGTAATCCAACCATATATAACCCATGTCTTCTAAGAATTGATACATGTTTTGTTTGATATTTTCTAATGGTACCGCAGATGCTTGTTGAACCGCTATAATCGAACGACCCGATGCTCTTTCGGGGTTAATGTCTCCTAGCAAGTTATCGTTAGCACCTAGCATGTCTTTTGTATAGTTAATAGCTAAATCAATCGTTTGCATAACTTGACCTGACATAGTTCCAGGGTTTAGGTATTGAGCTACGTTTCCAACAGATTCGTTACCCATTCTTTCAATTCCGATTGCTGCACCGATTTGATTGTTCCAAGCTGTAATCATATTTTTATTGTATATTACTTTAGGGAAAGCAGTGTGCATCAACGACATCATTGCCATTGCGAACATTTTGTTAATGAAAATTTGGTTAGGGATAATTCCAGTCACAAGTGCTTGTCCATGATAGGAGTTCTTGCGTACATCCCAATTCATCAAAGTTACAGGATACAGAGTAAGTTTGGTATCCCACTCTTTACGAATCGTTGTGAACTTAGTAATCTTTTTAGCAAAAATTTTTCCGTCTTTTTTGTACATCTTAATTAATGAAGTTGTTTTTCCAAACCCATCGAAACGATAGTCTAACTGTATCTGTGAGCGGTCACCTGATTGATAAAATGTTTCTTCATCTGAACCGATTTTTAAAATTTCATCTTCTGATATTCCATTTGCTCTAGCTTCATCTTGTAAGTTAGCTACTAACTCACGAGCTGATATAATGATGTATCTTTGTTTCTGAACTTCTTTTTCGTTTGGGTCACCAAAAAATACATTTACATTGTCAATTCTGTCTACATCAATATCACCTTTAGCTGCTTGTCCTGCATCGATGTTTGCATTCCAATATATGTAACCACACGCATCTCCGCTTACTGCTGCATCCAATAACCATTGACGAAGTTTAAAATTCATTTTGTTTTTTTCCCAAAGTGTTGTTGAATAATCACTAATTAATTGTGCAGCTTTTTTAAGTTTCTCTTCATCTTCAGGAGTTTCAGCACTTACTGCTTCAGGTACAAAGTGCATGGTAACATTTTGACTCAAAATAGAGGAGACGAAGTAATTAATAATTCTTTTTAATATGTTGAAAACAGGTGTTGGAAGTCCGTTTGAAACGACACCATTCCATTGGTCACCTGCATAAAAACGCTCATTTTTATTTACTGTTTGGTATAAATCTATTTTGTGGTTGTAGTCTATACCCGCTTGATACTGTTTCCATTCTTCTGTTTCTTGTGAATTAAATGAAGGAGAAGGTTTTTTAGCCATCTATTACTCCTTTTTGGAAGTCGGACTGCCATCATATACTAATAGGTTGTTCAGACCACTTATGATTTTATCTTCTTCTGACTCTTCTTTGTTTTTTGTTTTGTTTGTTTTGAGTTCAACTTGTTTTTCTATATAAATAGGTTGTTCTTTTTTTGTGAAGTTAAGAATAATTTCTTTATAAATGTACAAATTAATTAAAATGTTAACTATCAATAGTAAAAAGATAATAATTTCAAAAGAATAACTCATTTCCAACCTCCATATTTAACGTAACTGTCATGTATTTGATATTCATTCGCTGTATCTTCTTTAAAGAATTTATCAAACGCACCTTTTACGGCTTTTGCGACAGTTTTTTGTGATGGTGGTGTACGCATTGAGCAAAAATACCGCAATGCATCGGGGCTATGAGTGATTTCGTGAGGTTCATTTGAAATATCATTAGGTTTTTTGTCATCATGTTGTAGTAATGGTAAATTCTTAATAAGGATAGCACAATTCTTCCAAATTTTCAAGCGTGTACTATTTTTCTCCTCACCAGTTTGTTCATCTTTGACTTTTAAAACTTGCAGCCATTCTTTTACGTTATACCATCCCTGTATTCTATCATTATTAGACTTAGTTAAAAAGATTCCATTCTCTTGAAAGACCTCTGCTGCACTCTTACCTGTATCTTGTCTTCTGTTCCATAAGTCAGGTGGTGCGTAAAATGTTTTGATTTGTTCTTTGGTTAAAGATAATATGCGTTTACAAGCATCACTAATAATTAAATTAGGTTCACAGAACTCTCTGTAAGCAAATGTGTTTCCTTGAGAGTCGGTGGCGTACCAATATACTGCTAACATATCTAATCCGTAATCTAATGAAACGTATTTGTCCCAGTATTGAGGAATTTCAAAAGCATCGCACACATGTACATCGTGACTAAACTCTTCAAAGTATTGTCCTTCGAAAGCATCCCAATCTCCATACAACATGGCTCGTTTACGTGCATCGGGAAGGTTTTCTAAGTTTTCTACATATTCAGGGTTATTCTCCATCAAATACTTATTGTCATAAACTGTGGACTTAACGAAATGATAGTTCTCTGCTTTTTCCTTACCAATGTAGACTTTATCAATGAATAGTCGTTTTACCCAGTTATGACCAACTCCGCCTGGGTTACAAGTAAAGTACATCCGTGGTGAAAATCTTTCTTTCATCTGTCCACTTGAACGATT